CTTGGTGGTCGATTTCTTGCCCCTAGTAGCGTATTTGAGTGTCTTGAGTATGAGCCCCGGGATGATCACGATGTAGGTCAATCCCTTTTGGATCGCGTGCTCTGTCGCCAGCCCGTAGGCGAGGGACTTCATGATCACCCCTTCCACCGCCACGTCGTACTTGAGTTGTCGGGTTTGCACGCTATCGCTCTGGACGAAATACCGGAGTTGTTTCGTTGCCGGCGTTTCCACGGCCACGGAGTACGAAAGGGATTTCGTGATCGGCCCCTCGACGGCGACCGCGTAGCGCAAGCTCTTTTGTGTGTTCGTGTCGGTTGCAACCGCGTACGTCATCCCGCGCGTGATCGCGATGGATTGGGTTCCGATGACTTCGTACTGCAAGGACTTGGTGACTGTCCCCACCATCCCGACCCGATAGACGAGGCTCTTAGTCGTCGACTGCTCGGTCGTGACCGTATAGACGAGTGTTTTCGTGACGGCTGCCTCGGCTTGCACCGTATATTTTAGGCTCTTAGTGACGTCGTGCTCGCTACTCACGCGGTACGTCAGGGATTTTGTCACCCCCACTTCGGGGCTTACGGCGTAACGCAATGACTTCGTGACCACTCCTTCGGGAGATACCGCATAGCGAAGGCTCTTGGTCGTCGATGCCTTTTTCTCGACGGTGTATTTCAGCGATTTGGTGATCGCATGGTCTGGCGATACCGCGTACCGGAGCGACTTCGTGACCGCTGTCGGCGTGATGTTCGGCGTGATGTTCACGTCGTCCACTGCCGCGACGGTTGTCGATCCTTCCACCTGCCACGTACCAATGAACAACTTGAGCACCATCCGATCCGGTGTGATCGGATTCGACTGCGAGTCGAGCGTCGACCATGAAACGCCGTTCGATGAATACTCCCAGTAGGTCGTTCCCGATGCTTCACGGATGCGGAGATATTTGTGCGTCGTTGAGTTGTACGTTGCGGAGTTGAGCCCCGTTGCCGATCCCGCCACGGTCTTGAACGCCTGTATCGTACCGCCCGTGATGCGGAACCAGAGCGTATTTGTCCCTTCGCCGAAGCCGTTTTTGTCGGCGTCCTGGTCGAGCTGGAAATAAAACTCAAAGCTGGGGATGGATTGGTTTCCCGCATTTGCGACCTTCACCGATACGGAGCTCGACCGTAGGTCAAAGACTTTTGTGATGACGGCGTCGTTTGAGTCGACGCCGTAATACCCCGACGCGAGTGTCGAGGTGAATTGCAACTGTGCGCTTGTTTCCGCGACCTGCGCCCCTCCCCAATTCGACCACTTGCCGATGTCCAGGACGTTGTCATTGAAATTGTCCGTGATCGTGGCAATGAGATCGACCGGGATGTATTCGACGTCTGCCGAGATTTGCGTGATACGAACCCCGTTCGTGTTCGACGCGACACACTCGACGCCGATCTGCATGGAGTCGACGGTCGTTGTCGTCCATTCGGTCCCGTCCGGATCCACTGTCCGCATGATCTGCTGGTAACGCGGGATCGCGACCGCGTTCGTGAGGTAGGAGGTGGATGTCGGCGATTGCGTCGCGCCGTTCACGATCGTGCCGCCGCTCGTCTTTTTCAGTTTGCACCGGATCGTCCCGTTCGCGCTCGCCCCATCTCCCGCGAAACGCATGTTGACCCCGACGGCCACGATCTTGACGTTCGAGGATAGCCCCGAGTTCGCCACGTTGTAGAAGTCGATGTGCCCCGTCGTATTCGATTTGAGGTACGTCGTGTTCGTGTCCGGGTTCAGCTCGTCCACTTCCTGGTAGTTGTTCGCGTCTCCCGCCCCGCCACCGGATTTGAGGAATTGGTTGGAGTCACCGGCCGCGTTCGGCGCGAGGTTGATGATCGTTCCCGTCCCCGGATAGCCCGTCTGTTGCGATCCGGTCGAGTCGTTGCATGCAAGGTCATCGAAATGCCATTCGCCTTGTGTCTGCGCTTCCGATCCGATGTTCGTCCCGATGATGAACTTCTGGACTCCTGTCGAGAGGTTGCGCGTTGCGCTCGTCGCGAAAACATTGCCATCAAGACACGCTTCCACGATGTCCGTGCTACCTGCCCCCGACGCGTCCACCTTCACTTCCACCCGATACCAGCGGTTCGCTTCGAGCACCCCCGACGCCGATCCGATGTTCCCGTCTTCGTCCGAGAGCTGGAGCGTTCCCGTGCTCGTGAGTTTCAAGAATACGATCCCCGTGTTCGATGAGTTCTGGCAACGGAAGATCGTGTTATCGGCCGACGGGGTCGTCACGAGGCGGAAATAGAACCGCATGAAGATCGGGCCGTTCACGTTGCCCGTCGCAAAGTTCGCCCCGTTGTAGTTTGGCGTTCCCGATGTCAGTGCCGGACTCCACCCGATCCCGCCGTAGCGGCCGTATAACGAAGAGTACGTCCCGCTTCCGGACGTGTTGATGTCGAACTGGTCATTGATGCTTCCGACTCCTTTTTCAAAGCCGGACATCCACAATCGAGCCATACTCTTTTTTTATTTCGGCTGTCTTAGATCTCGAACTTGGTCAGGTCTACGTCGTCGCAAGGGCTCGTGACGATCCGGTCATCCGGCAAAATGAAATTATACGAATGCGCTCCCCCGTACTTGTACCCGAACATGTAGCAACGGACGAAACCGTTTGGCCCCGCGTTCACGCTGTCATACGCCCCCGGCTTCACCATCCGGTACTTGTGGATCAATTTCATGCCCTCACGGAACGGGATGTCGATCCTCTTTTTCATGTTGTCGTAGCGGTAGATCGTCGCCATCGTGACTTCTTCCTGCTTCACTTCGCCGATCCGGTGGAACTTCCCATCGTTGCCGAACTGGTGGAGTTCGCTTCCGTCCCTGTATACGACGCCCCATACCCAGCGCTCGATCGGGACTTCGATATATTTCTTCTCGTTTTCGTCGAAATAGGTGTAGATCATATTTTTACAAAAGGAACCCCAGGGCGCGTGGCTTCCCGGGGTTCCGTGATTCATTGAGTTGAGTCGGGTGTCCGCATTGAGTTGCGACGATATTCGATTGTGGGAAGGGAGGCGGCAGGGCGTTCCTGCTCTTGTGAGCTCTCTGGATCTTCCGATCCTCCCTGTCATTAGGCTGTTTCGTCGTACTGGTAGTTCATCGTGGACGTGCTGCCTGCGGTGTCGGCGGCGTTCGTCTGGATCTGGTGAACCAAGAAGTCGGAGTACGCGGCGTTGTTTGCGGTTGCGATTGATCCGGAGAGCGATCCTGCGATGCCGAGGTTCGCGCCGGAAGGTTCCGACGTCGGCATGGTCTGCGTGCCTTGCGTCGAGTTCGTCGTGACCGGCGTCGCGTACGCCTTGCGTGCGTAGGACGTTTCGCGGGCGTTCGTCACGTGGACGGCTGCGCCCCCGAGTGCGCCCGTGCGCCAGACTTTCAGGTTGTCGATGAGAGATGACCCTCCCATGTTCGTGACATGGAAGCGCTGGTACTTCTCGTACGTGTTTGCTCCTGGCGTGACAGGGTTCGCGACCGGATCCACCGTCGGAGAGTCTGCTGTCCCCATATCCGTGTCCGAGATGTTTGCCGTGCCTTCGCCCTGGATCGAGTACGACTCACCCGACACCATGATGTCAGCGGATAGGGAGAGGGCTGTTGCCGAGTCGACGTTCGTGACGAACGCGTAGGTGTCGTCTGTCGTGTTGTGGACTTGGTCGCCTACGTCAACGGTTACGCCGGATGTAAATGCCCCGGCGGAGTCTACGAGTTTGTTCGCCGTGGTTCCGGTCGCGGCGGCTGCCCGCTTCGGTGCGCCGTTGGCTTCGTCGATTTGTACGGTTGCGGCCATACGTTTGATGGTTATTGTTCAGGGAGTGGGAGCGGGGGATTGCTCCCCCGATACTCACTCCCCGACGGGGATGAGTTAGTTCGTGACGTCGATGACGATGTACTGGAACTTGACCTTGAGCGTGCCGTTGCCGGTGGCGGGTTCGCCCGTGCCGGATGCGCCGATCTTGATGGCTTCGTTTTCCGTGAGTGGCGTCGACGTGACGACCGGACGGAGCTGTGCGGTGAAGCGGGCCGATGCCGAGGCTTCGATGAGCGCCTGCGCTTCCGCGTCGGAGTCGAAGGTCGCGTCCTGCACGAAAATGTTGTGGTCGGTGTTCGCCCACGTGTAGGCGAGCGGCGACGTTTCGGCAGGGATCATGGTCAGGATAACCGGACCGATGACGCGTGCGATCTTGCCTGCTCCAGGAGCTGCGACAAGTTCCACGTCGGTTGCGACGAGCGCCTTGATTTGGTCGCTGGTCAGTTCCGATTCGTGGTACAGGACTTTGTGTTCGGAGTCCATAGTGGTGGATTGTTTTTTTGCGTGAGTTATCTCCCTCCCTACCGGATCAGGGCGAGGTTTCCCCCGCCCTGCGTCCGGTCAATGGTTAGGATTCTGTCGCGGCGGCCTTGAGCACCGTGAGTGCCGTCGGCAATGCGAGCACGTAGCCCACACGTTCCACGATGCGGAGCGCGATCATGTCCTGTTCCGCGAGGTTCAAGACCGTTTCGTCGTCCGTGTCGGTGATCGTGGCCTGGTCGAGCAACTTGATGCGGAGCTGTTGCTTGTCGCCGAAGATGGCGGCCTGCTTCAGGTTACCGAACAAGATGTACGCTTCGCCTGTCGAGACTTCCGAAGGAGCCGGGAAGGCGTCCGAAAGTTCGTAGTCGTAGCCCCAGATCGTACCCGGGATACCGTCCTGCGGGCGCTGGAAGATGTATTGTCCATCCTCGCCCTTCAATTTGCGAATGTTCGTGAGGGTCTTGCGGTTCATGTAGAACTTGGAACCTTCGAGCGCACCCGTCGGAGTCTCGTCGATCATGTCGAGGAGGTCATCCGCCGTGAGCTGTGTCGAGTCACCGGACGCCTGCGAGACGTCGTTGACGGAACCGTTGTTCAAGATACCCGTCCAAGGAGAACCCGTACCGGCGAAGAACTGCAAGTCTTCTTCCTTCGATACCGCTTCGGCGAAGAGATCCGCCAAGAGTGCCGTGAGGTTGACTGCGCTGTCCTCGACGATTTCTTCGGTCATCGGGACGATGGCCGCGAGCTTCTTCAAGGTTTGAGTGACAATGTTGAACTTCGGCTGCGTGCTCTTTTTCTTGCCGCCTTCGTCGGTCCAGTAGACCTGTACGGAAGTGCCCAGAGCAGGGATCACGCGGGAGTTACCAGGGCCCGAGAACGGAAGGTATCGCATGTCGCGACGTGCCAAGCCGTATTGGGTTTCTTTGATGCGGAGAACTTCGGCGAGAAGTTCCGGCGGAACGAGGAGCCCGGCCTGCGCGTCGTCCGGTGCTTCACCGGATGAGCTGGTCGTCATGGCCTTTTGCAAAGCCTTGGCGCGGTTCTTCGTAGCCTTATCCGTCGACTTCAAGGCCGATTTCCACGCTTCCGAGGAAACGCGTTTGACTTCCTGCTTGTCGCCGGAGATCAACGCCTTGAAGAAGTCGCGCGTGCTGTCCGCGTCGTCGACGTCTTCGGTGCTTTCGCCGGCCTGCGCCTTGGCGCGTGCGGCTTCGACACCCTTCGTGAACTTTTCAACGATCGCGTCCGCCATCTTGTCGACCTTCGCCTCGAACTTCGAGAGAGGTTCGTTGAGGGCGTTCTTGACGGCTTCGAGATCGAAGGACTTTTCCTCGCTCAAAACGTCAGCGAACTTTTCTTTTTGCTCGTCGGAGAGCGAGTCCACCTGGTCGCGGAGGAACGCTTTTTCGGCCTCGTCGAGGTCGGCGGCGTCCTTGGCCAGGATTTTGTTGAGCTGCAACTTCATATGTGAGGTTGTTCTGATTTAGTGGGATGAGTTATTGCTGTTTGCGTTTGACCTCCATGAGCTCACGGAGAGCCCGGTTGATCGTCGTGACCGATACTTTTTTTGTTGCCGCCCGCGGCTTCGCGGAGTGTTCGACCTTTTTACCAACTTGGTTATCGGCTTCCGTCAGTGCGTTCAGTGCGTCGGTAAGCGCCTTGATTGCCCTGCGTATGGTTTTTTCGTTACTCGACAGAGCCTTGAGGGCGTTGTCTTCTGCGATTGTAGCACCTTCCCCCTCGTCCGTCGCTTTCGGTTCGTCCTCTTTCTTGTCTTCGGGCTTCGTCTCGTCGCCCTTCGGTTCCCCGTCCTGCGGTTCTGCGTCTTTCAGGACGTCCAGTGCCTTGATCTTTGCGAGCGCCTCCTGGTTTGCCGGCACGTTCACGACCGACACTTCGAGCAGGACGTTTTCGATCAGCTTCACGACGTCGCTGCCGTTGTCGATCTCGTAGACGTTGTTCATGAACCCGACGGAGAACGCTCGGAGGTACTTGCCTTTCATGAGGGCGAACGCGGTCGCCGCCATGTCGTATTCCTCGACGGCGAACTTCATCGCTCCCGCAAGGTTCCCGTTCTCAAATCCGATGCGCGTCATTTGCGCGAGCGGGAACTGGTAATTGTCATGGCTCCAGAGCACGACGGGGTTTTTGATGTAGTCGTCGAGCTTCCATCCTTCTTGCACAACCACCTCGCCGTGGCGGTCGATGGCTGCCGTCGAGAAGATCCCTTCGACGATGTGATCTTTCTCATTGACCGCCTTCACTTCGAGCGTGAAGGCCTTGACGATGCGGTTACTGCTAAGCAGGGTCTTTTTCATATCGTTGGAATTGTAGCATGTTTTATTCCTCGATGAACGCAGGAGCCAGGACGCACCGGCAATTCGGCTCGTTCGGCGCGTCGAGTCCATTCGAGAACTTGTCGTCAAGTGGGATGATCTGTCCGCCGACGCCGATCGGTTGGTCCTTGTGTTCGTCTCGTACTCGATCGTCCCCGGAGTTCAGCCATTCCTTGCCCGTTGCTACTCCCGACTGCCGATAGGATTCCACGAAACCCTTGTTTGTGGCGGCCGTGGCTTCCGTGCGTGCGATCAGTTCCGATCGGTGTGCCGGAAAGTCCTCATAGACCGCCTCGACCCGCTTCCGCAATTCGTAGATCCCCTCGCCTTCCTGCAACCCTTCCGCGAGTGTCCGGTCCAATCCTTCGAGCGTTGTCGATGTCGTGCTCTTGCCGAACTCCTTTGCCCGGGCCTTGATGAACTTGCGGATGTGTTCGGTGTCCTGGAAGTCCTCTGCAGGGTTCACGAGATCCATCCCCTCCTTGCCTGCCTGTTCGATGATCGACTGGAGGTGTGGCGAGATGAACTCGATCGCGAGCCCGATTTCTGCCTTCTCGTCCATGATGTCGCCCGCTGCCAACTTGTTTTTCTTACTCTTGCCCTTCGTCTCTTTATCAAATGCCTTCATGACCCGCTCCTTTTGCCCCTCGAAAAACTCGTTTGTAGCCTCTTTGAGCCCCCGTGCGCGAGCGTCGATGGCCTTGTTCACCCATTCGTTGTAGCTCGTCCGGATCTCGGCCTTGATGATCGACCCCTTTTGCTTCTTCCGTTTGATCCCTTTGCGTGCGTTTGTCGCGAGCGTGATCGCTGCGGCCAGCAGTTCCTCCCTCGCTTCCAGCTTCATTTTGAGGATCGAGTGCCCGCGAAAATCGAACTTGCGTACTTTCCGTTTGCGGCCGCCGTTCTCGTAGGCTTCTTTCTCGTTCGTGCCCCCGATGACGATGGCCTT